GCCACACGGCGGTTTCGTTCAGCACCGGTTGGCCGGTCAGTTTGACGACGACGAGAGCCTCGACGTGCCGGCATACGGCTTCGGCGGTTCTGCGGTCGCACCGGCCGAGCCGGACGGTCTTGCGGCTTCCGTCGCCGTCCGTGAATTGAATCCGTCGCCGACCGTCAGGATCGTCAATGATGCTCGCCATGGGGTTCCTCGCTCAGTAATAGCGGACGCTGGCGACTGCCCGTGCAATACGTGCGACCATCTGGAACGGAACATAGAGCGGGTCGGGATATTTCCGCCTGTTGATCGCCCGCAGACAGTACCGTTCGCGGCGATGGTCAATGAACAGTAATTTCAAGGTCGCCTGACCGTCGCTGTGCTCAACGTAATAAGCCGCCCCTTCGCGGAGCTCGCAACCCGCTTCGCCGGAGCGATATGGCTGGAAGATCACGACGTCGCCGTCGCGGAAGTCCGGTTCCATCGAATCGCCATCGATCCGTATGGCGAACACGTCGGCCGGCAGGTCCTCGAACAGGTACCCGTCGGGGATTTCGCGAGGCCGCGTTTCGACCCAGGGGCCGGCAGCAATCTGCTCGTGGAAGTAAGGGATGCGACGGATGGGCACGGGGGCGAGTGTCGAACCGGTTGCCGGCCGCTCGTTCACGCCTATGAGCTTCTGTAATTCCTCGGGCTGCATCTTCAGGGCTTCGGCCATCGTCCGCAACGTGCTGTAATAAACACGAGTGTGGCTGCCTGTCTCAAGGCGCGACAAATGGGATTGAGTTATGCCAATCTTCTTAGCGAAGTCTTCCTGAGAATAAAAATGGGCTTCTCTCAAGGCCCGTAACGCCCTCCCGCTAATTCTAGCGGTCCCCTTGTTCATAAAACTATTCTACCGCAGGCATTAGGAGAATCTGCGGGAATCACGGATTTTTTGCTTGACATCATCATAGACTCTCTATTAACATACCACGCAGTGTACATGTTGGCCGCTCGATTTTCGAGATTGGCAGACTGGGAGACCAAAAGATGAGCGAGGCAAAACAGTCAGACCTGCTAACGCTGGATGAGGCGGTAACCGCACTGCCGCGGCGGGTCCATCGTCAGACGATCTGGGGCTGGGCACGCAAGGGTCTGCGGGCACGCAACGGAATGCGCATTCATCTGCGACACCTGCGGCTGGGGCGGCAGATCCTGACTACTCGCGAATGGCTCGACGACTTCCTGCATGCGGTCGTCGCGGCGGACCTCGCGGTCCACGGACAGCCGCCGCAAGAGCGTGCACATCAGGTGTCTCCCTGACCCCTCCCTTTCCCTGGCCGGGCGGTCTCCCTTCCGCCGCCCGGCACCGGCCGGCCCGGCGGCGTGGTGTATGCCGGGGTTCGACTCCCCGGCGGCCGTTTGGAGACGCCATGAACGATCGACTGTGCGTGCGAATTCGTGAAGCGGCCCGGCTGCTCGGACTGTCGGTGCGAACCACCTGGACCTACGCCCGTCGAGGCGTGATCCCGTGCCTCCGGCCCGGCGGCAAGGGGTCAGCCCTGCTGTTTCCTGTCGAAGGGCTGCGACGGTGGGTCGAGGAACAAGCGAAGAACGGACGTTTTCCCAAGGATTATCAGGAGTAACCCGTGGAATGTATCTGGACTATCAGCGACGGCGACCGCATCGCGCTGGCGTATCAACCGGGTGATATCTCGCGATATCTGCTCCTGGGCGACTGGGGGCCGACGACGGCGTGGCTGGGCGCCCTGGAAGACGCGCTGGAGCGGGCGGGCGACGAGAGGCCGCTCGATCGCGTCGCCCTCGCGGAGTGGTGGCAGGCACGCGTGTGGGAGGCCGACGACGCGGCGGGGATAGATAGCGGCATTCGCGTGCAAGTGCTGTCGCGGAGCGGGCGCGAGCCGGAGGAGTACGAACGCTGGGACGGCTATGCGTGACGAGAGGAACTCACGAGCAGACGAGCGTATATCCTGGGACCGTCAACGGATGCAGTGATGTACATTACCAGCGCGCCAAACAAATCCCTCGAACTGCTGTGTCTCCTGTCCGCCTGGCCCGCACCGGTTCGCATGCTGGCGGCGGACCTCGGCGTGACCGTCGCCGATCTCTACGGCTACGTGCGACGGTTGCGGGAGCAATACGGGATAGAAGTGGTCGTGGAACACGATCGCGAAAGGCAGTGCCGCATGCTCAGCCTGGACGGACGCTCCTGGCGGCAGGCGCAGCAGCTCGCGGACATCTACTGGGAACGGAGATACCGAGATGGGAACCACCGTGATCCGGCAGCCGGCCAAATTGCTCGATAAAACGTTCGACGTGATCGAGGTCCTCGGCGACCCCCGCCGGCCGATCGCCGTGTCGTTCGAGCGCTGCCGCTGGCGGGCGCTGTATGCGCTGGGAGCGATGGTCTCGATCTGGGGCTGCGGCAACATCGCGGGCACGGGCGTGGGATGCAGCGAATACCCGAGCTGGGCGCAATTGGATAAATGCCGGCATTCCTCTATTCGATTCTGCGAAGTCGTCAACGGCTGGGACCGCACGCCCATCTCGATCATGCCGGAGGATCAGATCTCTCTGTACCAGAGCCGCGACTGCGTGGTCGCTCACTGCTGGGTCGAAGGACTGCCGGGCCCCTGTCCCTCTGATCACTCGGGATCAGGCATCAACATCGACGACGGATGCCAGCGGTGCCGCGTGGAGCGCTGCTACGCCGTGAACACCGGCAACGCCGGCATCTGCATCACCGGCGGACAAAACAATCGACTGATCGAGTGCTACGCCGCCAGCAATCAGCTGGGAGCCAACGGGGACGTCGGCTTCCAGCTGCACAACTACTACCCGCAGTCCCCCTGGGGCGGCAACGTTGCCATCCGATGTTTCGCGGCCTGGCGGACCAGAAGCCGAGGCCGAGGAGAAGGAGGCTGGAATAACTATCTCGACCCCAACGCTCCGCACTGGCAACGGTGCGGAGGGATTCGGACCGCCAACGCAGACGTCGGAGCGATTGTCCGGGCGTGGCGGGAGGCGTGGGCACGGGTACGCGCGGCGTGCGGCGCCGACCGCCTTTGAAACACGATCAACCTCATAAGGAGACCTGACATGAAACTGCTCTCGCAAATCCAAACCGGCAAGCGTCCCATGCCGCCGCGGATCATGATTTACGGGACGGAAGGCGTGGGCAAATCCACCTGTGCCAGCCAGGCACCGCAGCCCATCTTCGTTCAGACCGAAGACGGCCTGGACCAGATCGACTGCGCGAAGTTCCCGCTGGCCCGGACCTTTGAGGACGTGACGGCAGCCCTGGACGAACTGCATGCCGAGAAGCACGACTTCCAGACCGTCGTCATCGACTCGCTGGACTGGCTGGAGCGGCTGATCTGGGACGACGTCTGCCGCGAGTTCCGCGTCACCAGCATCGAGAAGGCCGACGGCGGCTACGGCAAGGGTTACATCCACGCCCTCACCGGCTGGCGGCAGGTCATCGACCGGTTGATGGCCCTGCGCAACGACCGCGGCATGGCGGTTTTGCTTATCGCCCACGCCAAGATCGAGAAGTTCGAGGACCCGGAGGCAGCGGCTTACGACCGCTACTCGCCGCGGCTGAACAAGCACGCCGCCGCGCTGCTGTGCGAGTGGTGCGACGCCGTACTGTTCGCCACGATAAGAATCGTCACCAAGACCGAAGACGCCGGTTTCAATCGCAAGCGGACCACCGCCGCGGCCCTGGGCAAGGACGGGGGCGAGCGCATCCTGCGCACCGTCGGCGGCCCCGCCTGCGTCGCCAAGAACCGTTATGGAATCAAAGCCGACCTGCCGCTCTCGTGGGCGGAGTTCATGGCGGCTCTCGAATCGCATCACACCACCAGCCGAGGAGAACATGGCAACGCTTAACTTCAACGCCAACACCGTCGAACCCAGCGCCGACTTCGAGCCGATCCCGCCGGGCAAGTACCTGGCCGCGATCACCGAGTCGGAGATGAAGCCCACCCGCAGCGGGCAGGGTCAGTACCTGCAACTGACCTTCCAGATCATCGACGGCCCGTACAGAGGCCGCTACCTCTGGGCGCGGCTCAACCTCCAGAACACCAATCCCACCACGGTGCAGATCGCCAGGAGCGAGCTGTCGGCCATCTGCCGGGCCTGCGGGGTGATGACGCCCCAGGACAGCACGGAGCTGCACAACCTGCCCATCGTGGTCCACGTCATGGTGAAGAAGCGCGAGGACACCGGCGAGCTGACCAACGTGATCAAGGGATATTCGAAGCGCGAGGCCGCGCCCGCGCAGGCAACGACGGCGACGCCGCCGTGGAGGCGATGATGTTCACCTTCAATCTTCCCTACCCGCCGTCGATCAACCACTACTTCCGCGTCTTTCGCGGGCGGACGGTCATCAGCGCCAAAGGTCGGGCATTCCGTCACAGGGTCTGCTCGATCCTGGCGGCAGCGGGCGTGCGGCCGATGGCCGGGCGCCTGTGCGTGAGCGTGGACATCTACCCGCCCGACCGCCGGCGCCGCGATGTGGACAACACCCTCAAGGCGCTGCTCGATGCACTGGAGCACGGCGGCGCCTACGTCAATGACGCCCAGATCGTCTGGCTGCTGACGCGGAAGGCCCAGGCGAGCCGCGGCGGCAAGGTCGTCGTCCGCATCTGGCGCTGGGGCGTCTGCCCGCAGGGCCTGGACATCGCCACCGACCGGCAACGCAGAGAGGCCTCATGCAACTGAGACCCTACCAACAAGAGGCGGTGGACGCCGTGTACCGCCACCTGCGCCAGCGTGACGACAACCCCGTCGTCGTCATCCCCACGGCCGGGGGCAAGACGCCGGTCATCGCCACCATCTGCAAGGACGCCGTCGCCCGGTGGGACGGCCGGGTGCTCATCCTTGCCCACGTGAAGGAACTGCTGGAGCAGGCCGTGGACAAGCTCCGCCGCGTCTGCCCGGAAGTGGGCGTGGGCGTGTACTCCGCCGGCCTGGGGCGCCGCGACCTGGGCTACAGCGTCACCGTCGCCGGCATTCAGTCGGTCTATCAGCGGGGAGAGCAACTGGGCGCCTTTGACCTGGTGCTCATCGACGAAGCGCACCTCATCCCGCCCGACGGCGACGGGATGTACCGCCAGTTTCTGCACACGGCCCGCGTGCTCAACCCGCAGCTGCGGGTGATCGGCCTGACGGCCACGCCGTTCCGCATGAAGTCCGGTCCGATCTGCACGCCGGAGGGACCGCTGCACGCGGTCTGTTTCGAGGTGGGCGTGAAGGAACTGATCCGCGACGGCTACCTCTGCCCGCTGCGGAGCAAGGCCGGAGCGACCAAGGCCGACACCAGCAACGTGCACATACGCGGGGGCGAGTTCGTCGCCGATGAGCTGGAAGACGCGATGGACCAGGACGCGCTGGTTCGCGCCGCCTGCGCCGAGATCGTGCAGCAGACCCGGGACCGCCACGCGTGCCTGATCTTCGCCGCCGGCATTCGCCACGGCGAGCATATCGCCAGGGTGCTCAAGGAAGAGCACGACCAGATCTGCGGCTTCGTCAGCGGCGACACCCCCGGGGCGGAGCGCGACAAGCTGCTGGGCGACTTTCGCGCCGGCCGGCTCAAGTACCTGGCCAACGTCAACGTCCTGACGACCGGCTTCGACGCCCCGAACATCGACTGCGTGGCGCTCTTGCGGCCCACGATGTCGCCGGGCCTCTACTACCAGATGGTCGGCCGGGGCTTCCGTCTGCACAAAGGCAAGACCGACTGCCTCGTGCTGGACTTCGGGGGCAACGTGCTGCGTCACGGCCCCGTGGACCAGATCAGAGTCGCCGACCCCAGCGCCGGCAACGGCGGCCAGGCCCCGGCGAAGGAATGCCCGCAGTGCAACGTCCTCATCCACGCCGCCTGCGGCAGGTGCCCGGACTGCGGCTACGAGTTCCCGCCGCCGCAGCGGCAGAAGCACGATGCGACCGCGACGACGGCGGGCGTGCTCTCGGGCGCAGTGACCGTCACCGAATATCCCGTCCGAAGTGTCTGGTACAGCGTGCATGTGAAGCGGGATGCGCCGCCCGATGCCCCGCGCACCATGCGGGTCGATTATGAGGTCGGCTACTACCGGTACAAGTCAGAATGGGTCTGCTTCGAGCACACCGGCTACGCCCGCCAGAAGGCCGAGGCGTGGTGGCGCAGGCGCAGCAACCTGCCCGTGCCGGACAGCGCCGAAGAAGCCGTGGCCCTGGCCCGCGCCGCCGCGCTGGCCCCGACCAACGCCATCACGGTCCGCAGCATTGCCGGCGAGGCGTTCGACCGGATCGTGGACTACGCGCTGGGCGAGAAGCCCGACGTGGGCGACGCCTGCGAGCCGGCCGTCGCCGACGGACCTGAGCCGCAGTACGTGCCGGCCGACGATGACGTGCCGTTTTGATGAGCGTCACGGATGATCGTATCCATCAACAGTCTCGCCGCCGTTGCTGACGCCCTGCTCGACGCGCGCCTGAGCGTGCTGCCGGCCATCGCAGCGCAGAAGCGCCCCGCCGTGGCCGAGTGGAAGCCGTACCAGCAGCGCCGGCCGACGGCGGCCGAGGTCCAGGCATGGTTCGCCAACAGCCACTCAGCCCTATGCCTCGTCTGCGGCTCGGCGTCCGGCAACCTGGAGATGCTGGACTTCGACGCCGGCAGCGAACTCTTCGAGCCGTGGTGCGCCGCCGTCAGGCAGGCCGCGCCGGGTCTTCTGGAACGCCTGGTTATCGAGCGGACGCCCTCCGGCGGCAGACACGTCGCGTACCGCAGCAGCGACGCCGTCTGCGGCAACCTCAAGCTCGCACAGCGGTGCGTGGAGACGCCCAACGGCGAGGCAGTGGCAATCGGCCGCAAGAAGCACGTCCCTCGCAAGGACACCGACGGCCGCTGGCACGTGCTCCTGACGCTCATCGAGACCCGCGGCGAAGGCGGCCTGTTCCTGTGTGCCCCGTCGCCCGGATATGAACTTCTCCAGGGCGACTTCACGCACTTGCCGGTACTCACGGCGGAAGAGCGGGACATCCTGCTGACGGCCGCCTGGGCGCTCAACGAGTACGTCCCGGCCCCTGAGCCAATTCCGGCGTCGGACGCGAACCTGGCGCGACCTGGCGACGATTTCGCGGCGCGGGGCGACGTACGGGCCGTCCTCTCAAAGCACGGCTGGACGCTGGTCCGCGCGGGCAAAAACGAGTACTGGCGGCGGCCCGGCAAGACGGCCGGCTGGTCCGCGACGCTCAAGGACCGCGTCTTCTACGTCTTCTCCTCGAGCGCCGCGCCCTTCGAGCCGCACAAGGCCTACTCCCCGTTCGCCGTGTACGCACACCTGGAGCACAATGGCGACTTCGCTGCCGCCGCCCGGGCGCTGCGGGCCGAGGGCTACGGCGGGAACGAGCCTGCCGTGGACCTGACCGGCATCGTCGGCCAGGCCGACGCCGCACCGCCCGTCGAGCCGCCCGTGCCCGACCCCGGCCCCATGCCCGAAGACCTCCTGGACGTGCCCGGCTTCATCCGACAGGTGACCGACTACACGCTATCGGTCTCCCCGTATCCCCAGCCCGTCCTGGC